AGAAAAAGATGTGGCATATTTAGAATCTTTCATTAGGAACTGGACATTCCTTTCCGGAGAAGACGATTTATATAATTCTTCTTTTATAGAAAATTTTGATAATGATCAACACTCCCACATCTACGACAAATCAAGCTATAAAATACCAGACAGAAATGGAAATCAATTCAGAGTTAGCGAATATGCTACAGTAGATTCAGTAACTGATTCATTAAAATTTTCTAATTCATATGAAAGATCTTTGGTCAACATAGAAAAAGAAGATATTAAAGAAATAAAGTACTATACAAATTTCTCTACAGAGTACATAACAAGTGACACTGGAATTAATAATTTATTAAATAATTCATCTTCAAACACCTGGAACTTAACAGTTAAATCACCTTTAATAATTAAAGAATCTATTTTTGAAAGAGAAGAATTTGCAAGATATCAAAATGGAATTAATTTAACAGCTTCAGCACAGGTTGCTATAGAGATTACCTTCAATAAGCAAATCAAAGCATCGCGTATTAGACTTACGCCCAACGCTTCTGCTGGACTTTTTGTTACTCAAATTGTTATTGAATCAGGTTCTGGTCAATCTGAAATAGAAACAACACAGTATTTTGGTAAAACTACAGTTCTTTCAGATCCCATATACATTAACAAAGGTGTCGACATAGAGCTGCCATCAGCTGGTTATATAAAGTCCATGATAATATTTCTTTCGCAAAAGGAATATATTAGAACAAAAATAGCACCTATTCAATCTGAATCAAATTTTAAACTAATAAATAAAATAGCTTCAGCTATAAGAATAGAAAGAAAAAGTAACCATGACAAATTACAAGACATGGTAATTAAATACTTTATTAAAGATAACGCCAGAGATTATATTATTAGAAATAAAAAATTATATAATTATGATTATACAAATAATTATCCAAATGATCTTTCAAAGAAAAGTGTTGGCGTATTAAAAGAGTTAAAAACAAATAATTATTATTCTGATATAGAATCATTTAATAAATTCAGAAATACATCTTTATTATCTAATATAGTTTTTTCTATTATTTCTCATTCTATTGGATCAAAAATAAGAGCGTTAACTAGCAGCACATACATAGAATCAAACTTAAGACAATCTACCAAGAGTGTTTCTTCCTATAGATCTGGTGGCATGGTGCCACTTAATGACTCTAACAATATAGAAAATAATCTTCAATTTTTAGAAGAAAAACCAAGTGCGTTTAATAAAGAAGATGCTGTGAAACTTTTAGGGAATATTGAAGAGCTGGGTTTGTATGAGTATATGTTTTCACTTAAGAGCATTAGCATTTTTGCTGTAAATGAAAATGAAGTTTCAACTCAAGTTGTTACAGTCGGGAATAGATCTGTTTTTATGAGTAAGAAAATTCCAACTGGAGGACTGCCACTTAGAGTGAAACTCTTGGCTGAGTATTTTAATGAGCTTTCAAGGAAGGGGAGCGGCCCAGCATCTGATTCTACTTCAGTTGAATTCAGCGTATCCATTAAGGATAATCCTGTCCTAGAAGAAGACTGGATGCCCATAATCCCATTTAATGATACTTCAATAAGAAGCGAATTGCTGATACCGAACAGTTCTGGTGTCGCTGCATTAAGATTTTTACCGAACCAAGAGTCAATTATTCTATATGAAAACCAAGTAAGAAGAGATTATTCCACCTATACAATTAACGGCAAACAAATAACAATACTTGATTATCGTTCTAATAGAACATATTTTGTTTCTTATACTCCATCAAATATTGATTTACACAAAGAAATACAACTCTTCTCAAGATCGATGTCCAACCCAGTGCTGATCACTTCAAGTAGCAATGGTTTCAACGGTGAAAGATTTGAGTCTACAGAGGTAAATAATTCAGTAGTTATTTCGCACAGTCCTTATGTAGATAGGACAAAATTTATTAATGCCACTTATTCGGAAATAAATGGGACCATTACTACTAGTAGAAGTTCTTCTGGCAATTTTGATTACTCATCATATTCTCCATTAAAAATTCTTTTCGAAGATGGAACTAGTGCAATAAATTTAACAAATTATTTACTAGACGATTATAGACCAGAAAGTTTCTATGACACTTCAACAATCTTATATATGCACGACGGCAAAACGGTAATTTTTAACCAAAAAATAAATAAACCCTTTAGAGTTCTATATCAGTATGTTGCTGATATTTTTAGGTATAGAATTATAATGAGAAATCTTATTCTAAATTTTGAAAACTATTCTATTGATAGACTATTGTTTAAATTTTCAATGGACAAAGACAACGTAATTGTAAATAATTTTACAAAGTACGATAACAAATATAAAAATATTATAATGTAAGGTTTATTATGGCACAACTATCAACAGACACTCTAGTTTATTCTCAAATAATAGCCAAGGTACAAAAATTTATCAATGACTATATGCAAGAAAAAAACATATCTCCAAAAGATTTTGATAAAGCATATCAAGAATTATTATTTGATATACATAATAGAATAGGAGGATCTTCAACAGACCTCCATCTCCTGAACAAAGGAGACGCCCCGACATCTTCTGTATTTAATCAAATGATTTCTGCAATAAGCAAAGATTTAAATATGGTAACAAACCAACTTGATTCAGTATCTGCAAATTATATAAATACTTTTAATATATTCTCTAATCAAATAGAGGCTGAAAAAAATTTTATATCAAGAATAAAATCTAAAATAAATGTATTAGAGATGTACTCAGGAAGTTCTTCTGTTGACATAACTTACCTTGGAGATTCTTTTACTGACTTGTCATACGTTGATTCTAGGGCTATTAGAACCGGACTAGTCCCAGATATAACTGATGGTTATGCGACTCTGGCAAAAAGTTATTCTAAAAAATGGAACAGTAGTCCAGCTACAATTAACCAAAACTACAACGATTCTGTAAATAAAGATGTATCTTTTGTGTCGTACTCCAATGGGCTAAAGGGCAATCACTTCCTGTATCATAGAGACGCAGATACAAATGCATTCTTATATGAAAAAGATTCAGCTTTATTGAGATCAACTGAATCTGCTATTGTGGATGGCAGCCCAGCTACCTATTTTGAATACGAAGCAATAAATGTTTTAGCTGAAGGCTTATCCTCAAGTGGCAAATCCAAACCTTCATATGAATTTGAGTACTTTGATGGAATAAAGTACATCAACTGGGCTAAATTTGATGTGACTAAACCACTTAGGTTAACATTGCAGTTTACATCACAGTCTAAAACTGGCGACTACATTAATCATATATCTATAGTTCCATTTTTTGGTTATGATATTGAAGGCACAAATGCCTTGATTAAAAATATTAAAGTTACTTCTATCAAATTATATGATGAAACTAAAAATATTACATATGAGCTAATCAATAATGGGCCAGTTTATATAGCTTCTGATGTTTCAACTAAAAATATAGATAATTATAAACAGTTTTTTTATAACAAAGGTGTTTTTAGGTTTGATGAAAGAAAAGTAAACAAAATTTATATCACTTTTGAACAGTCTCAGTTTAATGATACAACTATAAAACACGCTTATTGGACTCCATACGAAATAGGAAAAGATACTAAGTGGAATAATCAAGTCAGGTTTGAGCCAGAGGCCATCCTTTCAAGCAAAAACCAAACAATAGCCTGGGATAAGAATGCTCTAATCCCAAATATAAATAAGCCAGAAGAATTTAAATCAAGCTCACCTGGCCTTAAGCAGGTAGCAGTTAATTACGCAACCCAAGTAGCTGGCCAAACAAAGTATCAACTGAAGATCACTTCCGGAAGTAATACGTATTACTGGAGTAAACGAGATCCAGAAACAGGTGCTGACTTGTTTACCACAAAACAATTCGCACCTGTATTCCCCACGAAAGAGGGACTCGACGCAACGTTGTCTAGGATAACACAAAGCGTTATACCAGCCGCATGTGTGCTAGTGGATGGTGCTCAGGTCAACCCAATGCCTAACCGTAAAATTAAAATGAAAACCATATCTGCAGTCACAGGAACTGCAACAATAACAACTTTGGCAAATCATAGTTTAAACATTGGTGATAAAGTTTACATCAAAGATAGATGGGGTAGCATTGATATATACGGTATCTTTACAGTGTCGGCTACACCAAGCTCTGTACAATTCTCTGTGACAACAAGTCTTTCTGGCACAATAGCTTCCACAGACATAGAGCAAAATTTTGGCTCTTGTTACAAGGTCATAGACAATCCAACAACTAGTAATATGGCCATAGAAACATATTCGGATATGGTAAATAAAACTGAAAAGATTGTTTTAAATCTAAAGAGAAATTTTGAATACTTGAAAGCCCAAAGAGCAAGCATAGGCATTAGGGATATATCTTTTGGAAAAGAAACTTTCCAAGATACAGCTGAGATTATTTCAAAGCCATTCTTCATTCAGGGTCAGTTAGACATGATGAGCCTTGAAGCTGCAGATGAAACTCCACAATCAGATTCTGGAAAATCATATATCAAATATTACGTAAGTGTTGACGGTGGTTTAAAGTGGATACAAATTTCTCCAGTTGAAAGAAATTTTTCAGGAATTCCAGAAATACTAGCGTTTAACCAGAACTTAAACAATGACAACACATTACCACAAATAGCGTACTTCAATGAGCCCGAAGTGCCGAATCCAATCAACACCGTGATAGTAAAAATAATAATGCAAAAGGACAGATCCTTAAACAATACACCTATAGTTTACTACTATAAACTTGGGATTAGGACTAGATAATATGACTATAGAAAATATACAAAAGCAAAGATTTTTAGATACAATATATAAGATATATTATTCCTTGGGATCTGAACCCAGCGCAAATGAAATATCTTCGATATATGGCAGGTATTTCTCTAGGTTTAGACCAGGTCTCCCAATACCCGTTCCTTATCAAGACTTGAATTCTTCAGCTATTATTGATCATGAAAAAATAAACAGAATATTAGCCCATACAGCTTACAATGTGGATGTTTTATATGATTCTTTTTATGAAGAAATAGAGCAACTGTATGCAATTACTTCAGCTTTTAAGTTCAGAATGGATAGCCTAAAAGCAAAAAGAGCTGAATTAGAAAAAACTGTTGACGATTATCTATTCGCAATCAATAATACAAATGGTTATTACTTTAGCCATACAAACGCATTTAACAATACCAATCTAACAGACTTGAACAACACAACAGCTGTTGTTGATACAACTGCAAGAAAGTTAACTTTGCCAAAAATAACTTCAGGATTGTTTAACTATGTTGGCAACATACTGAACAAGACCAGCAATGCAAGTATGGAGTTATACGTTGACGGGAAATTGATTAAGAGTGAATCAAGTATTGATTTTACTAATGTATTTAATGGCTTAAACAACTACGATTGGGAATACTCTTATGAGTCACCAACAATCGGTGTATGCACTTTGAAGATAATTATTCCTATCACAGTAAGTGGATCAACAGCTTCAGGGATATCTTTAGTAGAGGGTAAGATTAATTCGCAAAAGCCATTAGAAGTTTCTGCACTAATAGTTAATTCAACTGACAGAAGCAAGTCTTTATTCTTCTCCAAAGATAGTTCTGGTGACTATGATAACTTTTCATTTAGCTTTGGGACAACCTCTGCATCAGCAGTAGAACTATATTTAACCAAAGTTGAGCCAGACTACACTAATAATTTTAATGATACAGTAAAGTATATGTATAATTTTACAATAGACGAATTAATAATTACAGCCCCATACTACGATGCCTCGGCAATGTTTGTTAGCCAAAGAATAACAATGCCTACGCTGCAGAATCCTAACTTAGCTATTGATGAAGTATCTTTTGATACAGTGCAACAGGTGCCGGCCGGATCCGCCATAAATTATTATATTGCAGCAGACGACGGAACTACAAATTCTGTAAGTGATTTTAGTTGGATAGCTATATCTCCAGCATCCTTAAAAAATGCTAGCAATAATAGTGTGGTTAAATTTGGTGGGATTTCAAGAAAAGAAGCGACGATTGTAAACCAAACTGGGACTTCTTTAGAATCATCTATGACTGAAATGGTTAAAATACCAAGAACAACAACCTATCAAAACCCTATACTAAACTATTTCTACGCAAACGATCCTGCAAATATAGGTTTTAATTTGTATAGATTAGCAAAATTCCAAAGAGACATTAAACCATACGAAGTATACATGTTAGAAAATGTAGATAGAGATCAAATTTCAGCATCCATAGTCAGTGGTACTTCATTGGATAGAACTGCATGGCAACAAGTTTTGTCTGGAGCTAGAAAAGATATTATTCCAACAAAAGTTTCATACAGTGTAAACAACAGTGAAGTATTTTATCAGGCACAAAATGTTGCCTACGGCAGCATATATCTAACCACAAATATATATCTAGATGAATCATTAGTTTTGACTAAAAATTTTGTCAAGTCATTGTCGGCCCAATATTGGGATATAAATATTTATCTAAATGGCGTTGAGCTGACTGGTAGTGGTTCACTTTCCCCAGGCGTGTTGACTTCGTCACTTACCTGGAACCTTAAGGCTGGAAAAAACTCTATTGTTATGATTATAAATAAATCAACTAATGATACTTCTGGAGTAGAAACAACCTTTAATGGATCGATCTCCTTAATGGAGGGTATGTCTCTTGCTGACATACCAAATAGTGAAATATATAAAAACTATTTATCATATGTTAAGATTGAAGATTTAAGAAATAGATATTCTAATATAGACAATGTATTTTCAATAATAAATTGGGAAAATAATACTGAAATAGTCTATAGAAGAACAGAAGAAATAAAGACTGGAAGTAAGGTATACTATTTATTAAATGATTCCACTAAGCCAAATGGGGTCAGAGTTAGAGCAGACTTGCTCAGAGGCAACGATTCGTATACGGCACCTTCATTAATATCATATACTTTAAAGTTTAAGAACTAGGATTATCATGGCTATATCGTATTCAGAAAGCAACAAAAGAACAAATACTTTTGAACCCCTGGTTTCTAGGGTCAGACTTCCCTATAAAGGTCCTGTCAAGTCAAGTATATTTAATCTTTTCAATGACCAACTCTTAATGGATATACATAGACTAAACGATAAAACTTCTGAGTTAGAGGCTTTAATAACTACTTTATCAGACATGTCTAGGAATGATCTCAATCAGGCAACTCCTGATTACTATTTAAATGAAGATTTGTTGATGACGATTTACAGCCAGGAGATTTCTTACAATTCAGTATCTCAAGAATACGAAGTATCAATGGCCACCCCTTACTACAATGATTCTTTGTCATTTGACAAAGCTCAAAAGAATGCTTCAACAATAAGTTTTTTAAATAGAAAATTAGACTTAATTGAAGAAGCTTTGAGAAAAGAACAATAGGAGATTTAAATGTCAGAGTTTATTTATACAGAAAAAAAACCAGTTCAATATCATGGGCCGCTATCAAGCACGGATTTCAATGAGCGCTCAGAACAAAACTATGCCGACTTGGTTTATCTGTACAATAAGTATGGAGTCTTAGACAAAAAGATAACCGAAGTAATAGAAAGAGTTATCAAGGAAAACATATACCTTTCTTCTGCCCTATCTGATTTGAAAGATAGAATTAGAGTTATGGAAAGTATTAATACTAACCAAATTTCAATCCATTCAAAGTCTCAGATAAATTTATCAGCTTTTGCCAATACTAGCTATGCAATCCCAGCTTCTTTGGCGCTTGAATTTAATGACTATTACAACACAATAACCCTTCCAAAAGTATCAAGTTCTTCACATTCAAAAATAAAGTTTGTTAACTCGACCAAGGGACAAGTAATACCAGATTTTCTTGAGACTAGAATAGATGCTAACCTAGTAGGCGGAGATGGTAACGGAGCGTTAATAGATACTACTCCGGTGCAGTACGCATTCCTCAACCAGGCAGATAAGGTTTGGAGAAGAAATGTTATCTTGTCTGAGCCCAATCCATTCGGTGTTAGCATGTACCTGTATATAAAGATACCTACTGGCACCATAGGCAATTCGTTAGCTAACTATGTCTCATTGGCTCCGTACCCGAGCAATGGAGTAGACGTCGTAAGAGTGGAATACACAACAGCTGTTTCCCCGACTCTTACCGACAAGGACACATACCAAAGTTTTAATCCAGGCTACTACAATAACGAGTATGATGCAGTAGGCAAGGTTGCGCCTGGTGGCTGGTCAACAGTTGGTTCTGATACAGTAGTTAATTCTGGTCCACTACAGTTCATCACGGCAGACAAAAGCATAACGGCAGTTAGAATACTCTTGAGACAGAGAAACTATATAAAGGAAAATAACTCCTACATATACACATATGGTCTTTCAGACGTTGACATTAGGTACGAAAAGTATTTGCCAACTGGCAAGACATTTATACGTTTCGATGCCCCAGTAGGTAATACCATCAGAGACATTTTAAATATCTCCCCTAAGATATACAACGTGTCACCAACAATGCTTTCAAGCATATTTGGGTATAGGATATTCTACCCAGTTTTGTCTGGTTCCCAGCCAACATACAGCCTGGTCAACCCACAGACCTCTGATCATGTCTATGTTGAGGTGACCTTGAATATGCTGGACGACATGATCGCCCCAGTGCTTTCTGACCTTATAATTGAGGCAGATTATAATCTATAAGATTATGGTGAAAATCCATAATTGTTTTTACTATATGAGATATAAGTTTAATTCAAGGAGATTATTAAATGGCTACTTTTTACGTTGGACCTAGACCAGTACTTAGGGGTCAAAGCACCGCTAATATGGTTAATCCATATTACACGATGACTGGTAAGGCAAAGGGCACAGGCACCTATTCTTACTACCCACTATATAGCATCAGCCAACTCTTAACAGGAGCTCCGGATAACGATCATACCCCGGGAACTGGACGTCACCCAGGCAACGTACTGTTGTCTCAATTGTTCACTGGATCAACTCTTTACGCAGGAACTACTCCTTTGGGTGGAACATTCCCTGATGGTAAGGCAACCTATGATGGTGCAAGATACAGACCATTTGAGTACAGAGGTCTCAGTACTGCAAAAGCGCTTGATGGCGGTCACGCAGTTGATAGAGCCAACGACTATGCTTTGTACAGCAACTATTTCTTCGATGGTGTTACTTCCGCAAATGCATTTGCAAGTGGATATGGACACGGCCCAAGAACAGAAGCTCAGGGTGCAGCAGCATCTTTTGGCTTGTTCAGACCAGATGAATACAAGGGCGTAACAAGCACAGTTGTATTCACCGCAAATTATGGTCAAGCTAACGTAACAAGCGCTTACGGTAGAAACAAGAACCAAGAATGGAAGGGTGTTGCTTCGGCAAAAGCACTCTAAGTTACACATCTAGATAGTTATCCTGCTATAATGAGCAGGATGAAAATATTGAACTCCCGCCCTTATCCAGGGCGGGATTTTAATTATAACAGCAAGTTTATAACTTTTAATAGAATCAAAGAGGATTAGATATGTCTATACAGGCGTTGGAACAATTTGTCACTACAGATGTTTTGACAAAAGACCTCGCAGCAAAGTATCTAACCCTATATCTTGGTGAGGCTGATTGGAAAGAAAAGATAGATCAACTGTTTGTTGTTCAAAAGAAGAAGTTAGGCGAAGACAAAGCTAAGGATTTTGTAAAGAAGTCAATAGCCTGCGCTTGTTTGTCACCGGTCATTAACAAATCAGCGATACCAGACGAGAAACATGTGCTATTGTTTTGGGTCAGTGGTTGGCCACAATTCAATGAACGTGATTGGTTCGGTCTTTTTAGAGACGTGTTAAAGGCAGACATACAGATAGAAAAAAACAGATCCCTCATTCTACAAGAAGGTGTATTTGACCACATAGATATCCCCCCGCTAACCAGACAGGCATATAATTGGCTGTATGAAAAATTGGATAAGGAATCATTTTCTAGTCAAGATAAAAAAGAAGAGGCTGTGACAAAAATGAAGAACTTAATTAAGATATATGGTGGTGCGGTGATCTGTAATGTCTTTACTAATTATGCACTGAACACAGAAAAAGTTTTGAATTGGAGAAGTGGATACTTTATAGAAAGAGAAATACATAAAGTATATTCTACTGAGCAGATTATAAAAATAAAAAAAGCAGAGATACATAAAACAAACTTAAATTATATAAAGAGCATTAAATAGGAGAAAAAATGTCAGAAGAAATTGAAAACGGAAACCCAGACCTCGTACCATTGGCCAATAAAATATCATCGATGTTCTCATTTAAGTTAACGGATGATTTTATTTCTAGTTACAAAGATAAGTTTTCCCCATTTGGCTACAGAGATGCTGGAGGTAACTCAGTAGGAGAAATAACATTCCTTAGAACTTACTCTAGACTCAAAGAAGATGGGACTAAAGAAACTTGGTCTGATGTTTGTGAACGCGTTATCAATGGCATGTACTCCTTACAAAAAGATCACTGCAAGAAAAATAGACTTCCATGGAATGACGCTAAGGCGCAGGCTTCAGCTAAGGAAGCTTTTGACAGATTGTTTAACCTGAAGTGGACACCACCAGGCCGTGGCTTATGGGCTATGGGCACAAACATTGTAAACGTGCAAAAGAACTCTGCAGCTCTTCAGAATTGTGCATTTGTTTCCACTGGTGAAATGAACAAGTTTAACCCAGCAAAACCATTCGCCTTCTTAATGGAAGCATCGATGCTGGGAGTTGGCGTAGGATTTGACGACAAGGGCGCAGATAAAGATTTTACAATCTACGAGCCAAAAATTGTTGACGGCAGTGCACCTTTGGTTATTGCCGACACTAGAGAGGGCTGGGTTGAGTCAATGGCGTTGTTGCTGAACTCATACCTAAAGCCAGATCAAGAATCAATTAGATTTGACTACTCCTCGATAAGACCAGCTGGCACACCAATCAAAACATTTGGAGGTGTAGCTGCAGGCCATGAGCCACTAGAGAAGCTCCACAAGCACATTGTAAAGATGTTTAGCGGTCGTAAGGGAGAGAAGCTTACCCGTGTCGATATTGCGGACATAGGCAATGTCATAGGCGTCTGTGTGGTCTCTGGCAACGTCCGTAGATCAGCTGAGCTACTCATTGGCCGTTTAGATGATGATAACTTCCTCAATCTCAAGAATGCTGCAGCGTTTCCTGAAAGAAACTCTTATGACAGAGACAATCCAGGTTGGGCTTGGATGTCCAACAACTCAATAGAAACATCTGTTGGCGTGGATCTATCCAACATCGTTGAAGGCATTTCCCTCAATGGTGAGCCAGGTGTTCTATGGATGGATATGTCACGTAAGTATGGAAGATTAGCTGATCCACCAAATAATAAGGACCACAGAGTAGCAGGGTATAACCCATGCGCAGAGCAATCCCTAGAGTCATACGAGTGCTGTACACTTGTAGAGACCTATCTTAATAGGCATGAGACCCTAGAGGATTATAAGCGCACCTTAAAGTTTGCTTATCTCTATGCAAAGACGGTAACCCTGTTGCCAACGCACTGGGAAGAAACTAACGCTATCATGCAACGCAATCGTCGCATTGGAGCTTCTATGTCAGGAGTTGCAAACTTCGCAGACACAGTGGGTGTTCCAGCTCTTCGTGAATGGATGGATCAAGGCTACAAAACGGTTCAACGTTATGATAATGTTTATTCTGAGTGGCTTGGAATTCGTGAATCAATTAAGATGACAACGATCAAACCATCTGGAACCGTATCTATTCTTGCTGGCGAATCACCAGGCGTTCACTGGACTCCAGGTGGCAAGTACTTCAACAGAACTATTAGATTCTCTAACGATGATCCGATGCTTCCGTTGTTTAGAATGGCTAACTATAGAGTAGAACCAGCTTCGGAATCACCGAATACAACTTCTGTAGTCTACTTTCCAATTAAATCACAAGCTGCAAGAGCAGAGCGCGATGTTACAATCTTTGAAAAGATGTCGTTAGCTGCAACTGCACAAAGATATTGGTCAGACAACTCTGTATCTGTGACTATATCATTTGACAAAGACACAGAAGCACAGCACGTTGGTACTGTTCTACATATGTATGATGGTCAGTTAAAGACTGTGTCATTCCTCCCAAGTGGTAACGACACATATCCGCAGATGCCATACACTCAAATTACAGAAGAGGAATACACAGCAGCTACGCTGGCCTTGTTCCCAATAGATCTTTCGGGAGTCTATGCTGGTATGGCAGCTGATGCCATAGGTGAGAGTTATTGTACAACTGACGCATGTGAAATAAAATTCATTAAGGACAATACTAAATAATATTTCTGGTGCTATAATAGAAGTATGGAAACAGAAGATTTAGTTTCGGTATTAGATAACGGATACGTAAGACTCATTGACTCAATGGGCTCAGACTTATCCGTTGTCAATGCCGCAAGAGCATCATTTGCAAAAGAATCAAAAGAGTGGTCCTTAAAAGATGGGAAGCTATTGGAGTTCCTGGTAAGAGAAAACCACATGTCTCCTTTTAGACATGCGTTTGTAACTCTTGAATTTAAAGCACCATTGATGGTGGCAAGACAGCATTGGAAATATGTTGTCGGCTCTGATCATACTATGGACTCGTGGAATGAATCATCTAGAAGATACATTACGATGGATCCAGAGTTCTATGTGCCAGAACCAGACGAATGGCGTCTTGCTGCAGAGGATAAGAAACAGGGTTCCTCAGGCTTTGCTGGTCCCTGGATTGGCTCCACTCTAACAACAGAGCTTAAGCAATTGGTTGATAAATGCGAATCGATTTATAACATGGCTCTTGAAAATGGCATAGCTCCCGAACAAGCTCGTCTATTTCTCCCTGCATATGGTATGTATGTGGTGTACAGATGGTCTTGCAGCTTGCAATCACTAGCTCTTTTCCTTAGCCAAAGATTATCAGAAGATTCTCAGCTAGAGATACAACAGTACGCAAATGCTGTGTATACTTTAGTCAAACCAAAATATCCAGCATCTTTTTATTCACTCTTAGGACTCTAATGGCCGCAGGTAAGTTAAATTATATTGTCGTATATCCAAACATCAGCCAGGTTTACGGCTGTGCATCTAAAAAGATTGCTTTAGAGTCAGCTCCACCAGAGGGCTGTTCTCTAGATGATAAAAAAATATTATTCATTACATACGAACCAGATAACGATTCTCTTTCTGTTTATCAAGTACCAAAGGAAGAAGTCATGAGCGCTGAGATTAAAGAAAAGAAAGCAAATGACTAAGAAGATTCACGAAAAGAAAAAGGTCAACGTAAAACTTGAGTCTGGACAAACATTCTTAGTTGCTTCGATAGAAGAAATGCTGCAAATAGCAAACGCTTTAGTACACTTATCATCATCAACAAAAGATGAAAAAGAAAAACTAAAATTAATTATGTTAAGTGAAGAAGCAATAAAAGCTATAAATGAAAATCAATTTATTAGTAGAAACATCGGTGAAGATGATGAATGGTAAAACAATAGCTATATTTGCGGGTTTCTTTGCAATTGGAGTTGCGCTTGGCAAGGCAAAACAAAACGCATTCAGTAATAATGTTAGCAAGAGTAAACTCACTACAGAGCAATGCCTTAATAGACTAAGTGAGTTTTGTATTGACGATCCAGCTTCTGCTAAGAAGGACTTTTTTGAGTTCATGGAAATGGGATTTAGCCCAGAAGAATCTTTTGAGATTGTTTCAGCTAAGGAAGTCACCTTGTGATAGATCTCTGTATAGTAAATTATAATACTAGACCCATGTTGCAACGCATGCTCGACATGCTTCATAGTGATTTGAACTATACAAAAAAATTATGGAAACTGCATATATGCGATAATGATTCAGTTGATGATTCATGGAAATGGCTAGAGTCAGTAAAAGATAAGTACTTAATAAACAACGCCTGGAAAAACAAAAATGTTGGGTACTCTGCCGCCTGCAATATGATGGCAGCTAAGACTGAAGCAGATATAATTTGCTTACTAAATGCCGACGTGTGGATGACTAGTGAAGATATTGTCAAGGTTCAAAGAATATTTGATCAAAATCCAGACATACATATACTGGGACCAAAGCAAAGAGATGAGTCTGGATTAATCACACATGCAGGTATCGTTGGCACAAACACTGCGCCTAAGCATAGGGGCTGGAGAGAGTTCGACGCAGATGATATTTCGTATAGGGATAGAATAGAGTGTGTGACGGTATCCGGTTCGGCATACTTCATTAGAAGATCAGTATGGGATGCCCTAACAAACGATGAAGAGTATAGAAAGATGTACCCTGAGGCAATAGGAGCTTTCCTACCAACGCCTCATTACTACGAGGAGACTTGGTGCTCCTACTTCGCACGTCATCGTGGCTACAATGTAGTTTACGATGGTAGCGTATCTATTGGTCATAGTTGGCACGCATCATCACCAAAACCAGGTGAAGGATATAGTCATGCTGACGCCCAATTTAAAACAAGTCAATCAATATTTCGCAAAGCCTGCGATACTATAGGAATAGAAAGAGATTAAAATGTCAGATCAATTTAATGTTTACCTTTATAATGCAGAAGTAGTTAAGGTAGTAGACGGAGATACATTTAAGATCAATATAGATCTTGGTTTTGAAGTTCACATTGGCCCAAAGAGTGTGAGACTCTATGGTGTAAATACACCAGAAAGCCGCACTAAAAATCTTGAAGAAAAGAAGATGGGACTTGCAGCAAAAGAGTTTACTGATCAGTGGATTAAGAAAGCTAATAATAAAGTAAAGATTGAAACTATATTGGACAAGAACGAGAAATATGGTAGAATCCTTGCTAGAGTATGGAACGAAGCTGGAGAATGTCTTAACACTGAAATTGTTAAGGCTGGATTAGCTAGAGAATACTTTGGTGTAGGTGATAAAACTTTTGAGGAATTTAAGAAGGCATAATGCAAACATTTTTACCATACGCAGATTTGCAAGAGTCAGTTCGGGTATTAGATTATCGTAGACTTGGAAAGCAACGAGTAGAAACTTTCCAGGTCTTAAACATCTTACTTGATCGCACTCCAACAAAAGGTTGGCGCAATCATCCGGTTACTGTTATGTGGACCGGCTATGAATCAGCTCTACAGCTCTATCAGAACTACACCATTCAAGAGTGGATTAGCAGAGGTTACAAAAACACCATGCTGTTAGAGGAGATAGATATAGATTCAGTAGTTATGCCACCATGGTTTGGCTTAGAAGAATTTCATCGTTCACATAGGTCTAATCTATTGCGTAAAGATTATGAATATTATTCCCAATATTTTGATGAAGATCCTAATCTTCCATACTATTGGCCAGCTAAAGAGGTAGCTAATGCAAACTAGAGTGTTTTTATCAGGCGCTATAGAAGATGTTCAATCTGACTTTAAGTATAGTTGGAGAGACGAAGCTACTGCGCTTCTAGATCATAGAGGTTTTAAGGCAGTCAATCCAATGGACTATGCTCTTGAGGAGGAAGACTCTGAACCAAAAGAAATAGTAGATAAAAATCTCTTCTTGCAAAAAAGCTGTGACATTATTTTAGTAGAATATAGATTACTTTATAGAGCATACATAGGTACAGACTTCGAAATGACCTGGGCACACTTCAACAATCAACCAATAATTGTTTGGGCGCACCAAGATTTGCAGCATAGAAAATATCTTAAATTTCTTGCTACAAAACTTGCAGACACACTAGAAGAAGCTGTAGAATATATATCCAATACATATCCATCCAATAAATAAAAGGAAATAAAATGCCAGAGAACAAATTCAATTACTTTGCTGTTGTTACAACAACATTGGTAAAGGCTAAGAACAAAGAAGAAGCACAGAAGGTTGCCTCGAATCGTCGTGGTGTAACTGGTGAGCGTTTGTTCCAATCAACTGATATTGAGCGTATTTCTTCAGTAGAAGCACGCAAGCAAATCGAAAAGTTGGGCGAGTAATTTATTAATCTGTGGGGCTGGACTAACCTTCAGCCCCACATTATTTTGGGAGTTTTATGATAATAGCTCAGATGGTTGGAAGAAATGAATCTTCCAAATACTTAAAAGAAGTACTAGAAAGACTTAAGCAGCAGGTAGACAAGATAGTCTTCACTGATGACTGCTCAGAAGATGACACAGCAGAAATAGCTGCATTGTATGCACACGTATACGTGAATGAAGAACCACTTTTTACGGTTAACGAAGGGGCCTTGAGAGCAAAAGCTTGGTCCAATTTGGAACAGCACGCTCAAGAAGGTGACTGGATTATAGCCATTGACTGTGACGAGATGCTTTATGATGCAAAGGATATAAATACTGTATCCGTTAAACATGTTCTTGATCAGTCCCCATATGACGTAGTAAACGTTCGCTTCTACCACATGTGGAATGATACTCAATACAGAGTAGATAAGCTTTGGGCACCAAATGATAGTTCTAGAATTTTTAGATTTAAGAATGGTGGAAAATTCTTAGACAGAAAATTAGCTTGTGGTTCAGAACCTACTTATGTCGTAGAAGATATAAGAAGAAGAAATTACTGGGTTCATTCAGGTCTTGTTATGCAACATCTAGGCTATACTAAAGATATAGATAAAGAGTTAAAGCATACAAGATATATGAATTTAGATAAAGGCGAGTTCCACAACATTAAACATATCGAGTCAATAGTAGATCCTAATCCAACTCTTATAACTTGGGGAAATTTCGGAATATGAAATCACATAACGCAGTAGAAACAATTAAAAAAGTATCCTTGATGTTGGAGAGAAAAGAAAAGTTTGCTTTTGTAACATATACAAGATCAGCAATCTTTACTTTGACTGGAGAACTAAAAGGAGAAAAGAAGCCACCAAAGAACTTTGTCAAGCTTCTTTCTGACGGTATGCAAAAGAAGGATCCTAATTTCATCAAGGCCGTACAAAAAGATCTAATGCTTTCAAGCATGGATAAGCTAGCAAGCCTTAACATAAAAGGTGTTGAATTTTACGATCCAGCTTTCTTGGAGCTTTACATCAATAATAACTATGATGTATTCAAGACTTTTACTTCTTGGTACTTCAAGAATACAAAAGCTATTGTTGTATCTTTCCAGAATCAAAATTATATAGGAAAGTATTTTTCTCCTGATTCTTTGTTTATTCAAGTTCCCTATAATGACTTCTACTCTAGAATAGAATCTATTACAGAAGAGATAAAGTCACATAAGGGTGAATACGACCTGTGCATCTTTGATTGCCCAATGTTAAGCGCTGCTTTAGCAGTACAAGTTTGGGACAATACAGACATGTCAATTATTGACCTGGGTAGAACCCTAACTGTAGCTAGAGCATTGGCAAAAAATAATGACAGAGCGAGACAATAAGGCTTACGCCAATTTAAATGCAAAGATAATTAATCTGCTGTTTGAGACTGACAAGTCTATAGCAAAAGTTGCAGAAGAATTGTTTATAACAAGTGAACAACTTAACAAGGCTATAACTAGACTTGGTTTAGGCTGGGTAAAAGACCATAGACGCAAGATGTCTAAGGGTCAGACTGTGTTAACAAGCATAATGCAAAAGCTTTTGCCTAACGAAACAATAGTTAATGAATATCACTTGGGTGAAAGACTTAAACTGGATGTGTACTGTCCTAAATATAAGTTGGGTGCAGAGTTCCACGGCATCCAGCACTTTCAATACACAGAAAGATTCTTTGATACAAGAGATGATTTTTTAGAAGCTCAAAAAAGAGATCTAAGAAAAATACAACTCTGTGAAGAACAAGGTATTGCACTTGTAGTTTTTAGGTACGACGATAAGCTTACTGAAGAGTCAGTTTATGATAGAATACTTACCGCGATCAAGACTACTGGCACAGAGCCAACGGTTAAGAAGCGAAAGAGCATTAAAGATAACCCGACTTATCAGATAGCCAAGAAGAACAATTCTGAAAAGAAAAAAGCCATATACAAAGAGCTAAAAGAAAAGCGTAAAAATGACAGAAAACCAAACTGAAGATAAACAAGAGTATCCAATTGAATACCAAGTTTTTGCTCTGTCATTCAAGAACCCAGGTTCGATAGCATACTTTGATGCACAGTTGCCAGACGAAGTTGTAGGTGCAATACATGGGCAGTCTGGGATACATGAGTTCTATAAGGCAATGCTGTCTTATTTTCATGCAACCAAGCGTGAGGTTGTAGAACCAATTGCATTTAAGTCTTGGTTAGAATCTGAAACAGATATCCATGCAGCTCTTGGTGGATCTTCTGGTGTAGATACAATGATCAATGCTATTCTGAATCTAGAAACATCAGATCATGAATCTATTTCTCAGCTGCTAAAGCATAAGGCTAATAAAAGAAAGCAGCTGGACATACTCCAAGAGTTGCAAATCTTGCTTGTCCAAAAGGGTGAGAAGAATAATAAAGATGTAGCAAGAATCTCTGAGATAACTGCAGAGATAAAGAACTTAGAAAATGATTTAAATTTTAACCCACTTGACAGTGTTGCTACTGCTAATGATATCTCAAAAAGAGCTGCCTCTCTGTTAGAGATCCCAAGCTTTTTGCCGACACAATACAAGTCTCTCAATAGAGCTATGGGCTATACCGACGATGGTGGCTTCTTTAGAGGGGCAGTGCATGCCATAATCGCTCCATCGGGCAAGGGTAAAAGCACATTTGCAAAGTGCCTAATTAATCATTGGGCAGACACAGGATACAAAGTCTTGTACGTTAACTTTGAGGAAGCTGTTCCGCACTGGGAGCGTGTACTCATGACCCAGATCATTGAGAAAAACGTCTATGCTGAAGCAGCTAATTGGAGCGACAAAGAGAAGGCACAAAACTTAGCTAAGTTTAAAGCAAAGCTAGATGAATGGGGAGATAGATTCATGGTAAAGCATGATCCAGATACTCCATACTTTGAAGACTTAGAAAAATGGTTTAGAAGTATAATGGGTCATTCAGAGCTTGTCCCAGACGTTATTGTTATCGACACAATACAATCAATGTTTACCAAAGGCGGAAAGGGTAAGCCACGTTGGGGTGAGTTCGAAGAAATGATGGTTAGATTAGAAAAACTTGCAAGAGACATGGATTGTGTTTTAATAATTACAGCTCAAGAAAACTCGAACAGAATGAAAGAAAGAAGAGAAGTAGTACAGCAGTCTGATACTGGAGGATCACTTTCGATCCAGCAGAAGTGTGCTGTAACTATCTTCATCACTGAAAAGAAATTAATCAGTGGAGATGATTCTGAAGATGAAAACATAATGCAGTTGCAGATTCCCAAGAACAGAATCACTGGCTCAACATACACATATAATTCTCCATTGGTTAAGTACGTAGATCAGCATAAGAAGTATGTGGAGTATGAACCAATAACAAGTGAGTCCTATTCAAAGATAGTCAACGCTGATGATATTAAAGAACTAATCGAGAGCATAAACATACTCTAAGGAAAATATGATACAAATAGAAACACAACAGTTAAAAGATTTCCAAACATGTGAAAGACTATATGATTTTAGGCACCTTCAAAAGCTACCAGAAACAATAGGTGAAAGAAAACTAAATTCACTTAAATTTGAAACTACAATTAAAGCAATTGTTAATCATTTCTTTTATCAAAAACAAAATGGACGTACACCATCCTATGCTTCATTGTTGCACAAGTGGGAGAAGCTTTGGTTTCCTAAGGACACTACGCCCTACGACATTGTCCATGAACAGCACGAAAGCCTGTATGGCAACATGGCAAGCTTGACTAGCAAAGCTGCAGCAGTCCTGTTAGAGATAGTAGAAAACTTTAGTGATCCAGATATCATTCCTATGGGCATAGGTCTTGAGTACACAGCTCCAGTGACACCAAACATTGGAGTCAATGATATGTTTGATCTTGTATATAAGAAAAACGGTAAGGTCTATGTTATTAAATGGGTGTTCAATCACAAGCTAAAGTTTGAGCATACATACGTAGTTGACTTCGCACTCATGCACGTTGGCTATTATAACAAGTTTGGTGATAAAATAAACGACACCAAATTTGGATACTTTGATTTAATGAATCAAAAGTCTGGGTTCAACGAAGTCGTTGTGCAGAAAGCTGATATAGAAGCTCTAAAGTACTGGTGTGATTCACTGCATGATGAAAAGATTTTCCCATCTAGAAGAGGGCTTACAGCATACTGCAAGGTGTGTCCTTATGATAAGCCTTGTTCAAAGTGGGTTCTATGGGCAAAAAAGGAGAAAGACAATGGCTAAGAAAGATATTCTAGATGAGATACTTGCAGAAAAACCTGTGCTCTCACAGATAAAAGAAGAAGATGTAATCCTAGAACCTTTACTTGAGGAGATAGGATTGATAGAGGACGAAAACATAAGCTCATTTGTTAGATCAATCTTAGTAAGATCGACTGATTTTTGGCTGATGCCGTCGAGCTTTTCTGGTAAGTACCATCCAAAAGACGAGCATGGAGAAGGGGGCAATGTGCTCCATACCAAGAGAGTGATGCGCGTTGCCCAAATACTTGCAGAGTCATATGGTTTAACTGACGAAGAAAAAGATATGGTGTTTGCTGCCGTGCTACTCCATGATATCAAAAAGGGGAATAGGTATGGAGATGACACAAAATTTACCTACGACCCAATGCATCCATATACTGTTGGGCAGTTCGTAAAGAAGTGTCAAGACGAAGATAGGAAGTTTGCTTCAGAGTCTCAATCATCTACCTTGTATCTAGCTGAAGATATCGTACAATCTATACTTAGATTAGTTCGCTGTCACTTGGGACCATGGTCACCAGTTCCTGAGACTAGTCCGGTCACATACCTGGATATGATCGTTCATATCGCAGACAATGTTGCGTCTAAGGTAGACTATGTTGTTGATGGTAAAGATATAAAAGAAGATAGATGGAATGTTTAACGTCGACACAGATAATATTCTCTTAAAAAGATTTACAATTGCTAAAAAACTAGAGTATTATATTGAGGAATCTATATATTATAGAACTCACTCGGACTCAATCAATATTAATTCAAGAAAGGTTTTGTGGCGTATTCAAGACGCCGAGGGAAAAACTCAGATTAAATGAAAATTAATAAAGATAATAAATTCCTATCTAACTGGAGCCTATATGAGGTAGCTAGATATGTTCCATCTCTAGAAAGAGTTATACGAGATAAGGACAAAATTATTTCCTTTGAGGAAGTTCCAGACTATGCCGAAAAGAATAACAATATAGGCATATACACTTCAGTATTTGCCTACGACACCGCAGAGTTTACAAAAGCTAGTAGGTTGGGTCCACTCTATTTTGATATTGACAACAAAGATTTTGGTATCGCTCAGCAAGATTGTATTAAGTTATACGAACATTTATTGAAGTATGTTCCAGCTGAATCAATACTTGTTTACTTTACTGGTAAAAAAGGTTTTCATATAGAGTGTGAACCAATCGCCCTTGGCATAAGCCCAGGCAACAACCTGCCAAAGATATTTAGATATATAGCTACAGATATGGTCAAGAAGCTGTCATTGACAAGCTTAGACTTTAGCGTGTATGACCTTAGAAGAATGTGGAGACTACCTGGGTCTATTCATCAGGATACAAAGCTTTACAAGACACTTTTAAATCCGTTTAATGGTGAAAAGAATTACGCCTACGAAGAGTTTGACGTTATTAAAGAGTATGCATCACAAAAAAGATCACTAGATGTAGCTGAGCAGGTTTTTAGTTACAAAGCAAATGAATGGTACAGAGAAAATATCTATAACCTAGAAGAAGATTCTAAGAAGAAAGATAACCCTTTAGACTACTTTAACAAGTATGGTTCAAAAGCTTTCAAAACATTAGCACCGTCAGCAAAGGTATTCGATAAAGAAGCATTGATACA